CATCATTATCAGCGATCCGTAGACCACGTGTCTTGAAACCCGCAGGAAGATTAGCTAATGTTCCAGCATCAATTAATTGACGTAATGCTTGTGTCGCGGTACGCGATAGGCCACCAATTAAATGTATTAAACCAAAACCATAAAAACCTAATCCTGGTAAAAATTTGTAATGAACAAAATATTGTTTCTTCTTAAATAACGGATCACCTTCATCATAATTACGACGAATAGATAAAATTTTTCCTGATGACTCTTCTAGAGTTACAATATAGGGAAGTTTAATTCCTGTTTCTTCTTCACCTTGTTTATCTTCATAACCTACTAAATCTAAATCCACATGAAACTCTAAAATAGATATCATGTATGATTGACCTGTTGGTTGGACTCCATCTAAATTATTAATGGCATCTTTAATGTTTCCTGTACTATAAGATGGTGTACTAGGTGGTGATGGTGTAATATCAATGTCTCGGTAAAATCCCGCTATTTGTTTTTTGCGTACATCATTTTCTGATAACCTAACAACATGAGTTACTCTCTCACATGAATCTAAATCACTTGCCGTGTAAGGAACAACAAGATCTTCTGCAGGGATAAATTTTGACACGGCTCTTCCAAGCTGTGCATCGTAATACACTTTTTTAAATGTTGAACCACTAAGAGGTAAATAAAATAACATTTGATCTAACTCTGGTGTATACTCTTCCATCACTTGCGTGATTTGATAATTCATAAATTCTTTTACACGTTGTGATTGTTGATACACTTCTACTGATTCTTTTCCTACAACACGTGTTCTCACAGGACCATCGGATGGCATCATTTCTTTAAAGGCTGTCGAACTAAATTGGGTAACGGCTTCTGCTAATAAAGGGTGTGTAACGGAACTCGCACCGCGAAACGGTCTTGTTCTTTCTTCAAACTTAACTCCTAATAAATCTAATCCTTGTGTATAGGTAGAGGCCCACTCTTCGCGTGACGCTCTATCGTTTTCATAATCACCCATTAGATCACTAGCGATAATACCTAGATCACTATCATCCATACCTTCAGATAAATTACCATAGAAATCTTGTTCTATTGGTTCATCATCAATAATAGTTTCTTCTGTAACTATTTCTATTTCAACAGGTTCTTCGTTTTGAATTGCATCTTCAATTGTTTCACCAACAACTGATTGTATTTTTTGGTCAATGTTGTTTTCAGCCATAATTTTTTATAACCTATTAATGTCTATAAAGCCACCAAAATGAAATGTTGGTATCTCAATGGTACCTCCTTTGCTTTTTAGCTTAATCTTATTTTTATTTAGTAAGTTTATGACTTTTGTGGAGTCGAGGATTTTTCCGTAACCTTCGTTTCGCGACGACGCAATTGCTTGGATCGTGGAGATGATACTGTCGAGATACTCGATATTGAAGTTGGTAACCCCATCGCCTTCCATTCTTTCAGTGACACTTTCTTGAAGCCCATTTATATTCTCCTCATATTCATTAGATTCTATATAGTCTGAAACCCATTCAGACGGAATATACACCATATTCTTTTCTTTTCCAAATACTTTTTGAAAACTATCTTGTATCTTTTTTTCTTTAGGCATCCCATCAAAAGATATGACGGAAGCAACAAAACCTCCTGGAACTGGTGTAATATTAAAGTCTAATCCAGTTAATTTATGTAACCGTTGTACATCATCTTGAGTATAACTTGATTGAATATATAATTGAACAGTAGGCATAGCATTAGAATTTATATCCTCTTCATTATCTAAAGCTTGAAAATTACTAGCTGCCATAGCGTCTTGATCTAAATGTTGCCCTAATAAAGACAATATTTGTTTTCTTTGATCCACATTTAATGGAATAACACCATTTTTAGTTTTAACAGTTAAAGGAACAATAACATTAAAATTAGCTTTTCCATCATATGTCCCTAAACCTGTCATCATTCTAGATACTTCTGCTTTTTCTCCTATGACTGAGGAAATAAGATTTTCCATAACAGAAGGTTGTTTACCTTTTTTACTAATAAGTTTAGTTAAATTACTTTTATGAACTTGATTAATTTGATTCATTAGAACATTATCATCTGAAAAATTGTTAATTAACTGTTCTATTTTTTTACCGTTAGGCGTAAGATAACTTCCTACCTCAATAGTTGCTTTCATTGATGTTGTATAAGGACCTACAGTAGTCTGAATTTTTTCTACAAAATTAGGATCAGCTAATTCATCTCTTTTAAGTATATTATCTTTAAAAACAAAACCGTCATTCTGTAAATCTTTAATTAATTTATCCCCCATTTGTGCGTAGTTAGTAGAACCTCCTCTGTACTCGGACCACAAAGAAGATTGTAATTCTATAGGTTGAAGCTCTTCTCCCTCAGATGATGTTTTGTTTACTTCATTAGTTAAATTACTTAATGATTTAGTGACTAAAGCGTAAAGTTCAGGATTAGCCGCAAGTACTTGAGGATCTATTCCAAATATAGCAGCCATTTGCAAATCTATTACAGTATTTGGGGCACGGTCAGAAATTTTGTTAAAGTATTTAAAAGTATCAACATAGTTACCAAACTTAGGACTATTAATACTTGAATCAGGATCTTGTAAAAATTTGTTTAAAGAAGCTGCTTGACGAAACCCTATACGAATAGGTCTATCATTAAGGTGATCGGAGAACACACCAATAGCAACTTTTAAATTTTGATAAGGGTCTAACCCTCCTGATGTAATAGAAAGTATATCATAGAAATCATTTTGTTCTTCAGGAGAAAAATCTTGTAAAAAATTATTCATCCACTGACTTCCTTTTTGATACCAATATCTCTCATCTGCCCCTCCCTCTAAAGAGTTATTAATTAAATCTAAATCAGGCATTTTAAAACCATGTTTCTTTGCCATCTCCATAACATCAACATTAGTATTTTTATTTATTTCTTTAAGAGTGTTTTCTTTAACATCGTTTAATGTTTTTACGTTAAATTTATAGTCAATAATGGGCACTTCTTTATTTAAATAATCAATTTCTCGTATATCTACATTTCCATTAATTTTATCAGGAACAAGAGCTTCAATGTAAAACTTTGTGTTTTTGTCTTTTGCTAAAAAATTTTTAGGATTAATTGTTTCAACACTGGTATCTTCTTTTTGAGGATCGCCTTGATTCAAAGAAAATTTTTTCTCCTTATCTATTTCTTTGTATTTATCTTTAAGCTTGTTAACTCCTTTATCAATCAATTCATCTGTACCTTCTCTCGCGAGTCGTTGGGCAATTTGTTCTGCACTCTCTATAATAATTGAAGTTTCATTAGGGTCTTCCTCAGGATCTTCGGGAGGTAGATCAGGTAAAGGAGGTATTTCATTTCCTTCTTGATCTATTGTTTTTTTTACTTCCTTGTCATCTCTTTTTTTTACTGTTTGAAGGACAATATCACTAAGGTCTGTATTCTCTGTGACAGGTTTTGGGTAAAAACTATCTTTATAATTTGTAAATTCTTTAATTCTTTTAAGTTCTTTTTCTTGTTTAGGAAACAAGTCTTCGTAAGCAGTTAAATCGCTAGGATCATAATCATAAGTAGATAAATCAATATTATTTTCAATAGAAAGATTATTAAGAAAAGGAACGGTTACGCCTAAGCTTGCAGCTAAGGTAACTACTAAAGGTACAGCTTGTACTGGCATTTAATAATACTCGGGTTGTTGTTCGTAAATAGGTTTAATCGGGTCTTCATAATCATCCTTTAACGCAATAAAATTACCTTGACGATAACGCATTAAGGCTTGCGTCATACTATCAACTAAATCATCATGCTCACCATAAGGGAATGCTGCACATTCTTCAATCATTTCTTCCGCGAATTTTTTTCCTTCAGGGGCCCATACTTGTCCCGATTCAAAAATAGGAGACACGGCATTAACTCTTGTTAACTTATCATTACCACGTGACGGCGAATAACTTACCACAGGAATTCCTACTTGTCTAAGTTCTTGTATCAAAGGCATCCCACTTGCTTTTGCTTCAACAATAATTGTTTCAGGTTCCCAGTATTCATATTGTTTTAAAGCAACTTTTTTTAATTCAGGAAATTCCCAACGCTCTTTAACACAATCAAGCAAAATAATATTATCTTCATTAAACCCTGATTTAAAAATTCCCCATGTACTAATGGCACTAAAATCAGATTTTTCTTTTTTACTGAATGCTGTATCATAACTTTGTATGATATGAATAAGTTGAGGCATATCTTCTTTTTCCCACATCTTCCACCATTCGCGTTTAATGATAGCTCCTTCTTGAGACGTTGGTTGTTGTTGATATTGTGCTTCCCACGACATAACAGGTAAGTTTGATTTGATAGATTCTAATTCTTGTTGTTTCCAGTACTCAGGCCAAATAGGTTTACCACTTGGAAGTAAAGCTGGAAACTCAACTACCTCCCATTGGTCCGCTTTAGTTTCTGCTTGTTGTTTTATTAAACGACCCGTTAGATCGCGTTCCGACCAACGTGTCATAACAACAACTATAGCTCCTCCTGGTTGAAGTCTTTGTCTAGGACCAGACATATACCACTCAAAAGCATTATCAAAATTAGTTTCACTGATGCTTTGCTCTGAATGAGGATCATCAATAATTAATAAATCTGCACCACGTCCAGTAATTGCACCTCCAATACCAGCACCAAAGTACTCGCCCGCATGATTTGTTTCCCAACGACCTGATGCTTTACTATCTGCACGTAATCGAACATCTTTAAATATTTTCTTGTATCCTTCATCGTCCATAAGGTTACGCATTTTTCTACCAAAACGATATGAGAGCTCTGCTGTGTGAGTTGCTTGGATTATTTTTGTTTTTGGTTTTTTACCCATCAACCAAGCAGGAAATAAATACGAAGCNAATTCTGATTTAGTGTGTCNTGGTGGCATATTAACAATTAATCGCTTTAACTTGCCAGATGCTATNTCTTCAAATTTTTGAGACATAACATTATGGTGATATCCATCAATAAATTCAGGCCAAACCATTTTAACAAAATGCATAAAGCTATCTTTTGCCTTGGCTGCATCATCCTGCATTGCAATTGCTAGCAATATCCTCAATTCTTCGTCGGAATACTTTTCAAATTTATTATTTTTTTCACCCATAGGGACTCCTAACCCTTTATACTAAAAAAAAGGGGTATACCCTAATAAAATTACTTTCATATNAAATATTGGTGGCTGAAAATTTNAAACATGGTCTTAGCCCACTCGCCGCGCGTTACCGTGGGTGAAATGAGGTGGTAGGTAATGGCGGAAACAAGCCGTTTTTCTCATAATCTACAGGTACCCTAACGTTTTTAATAAATAATCCCAGTAATCCGCCATAAACGAGACGCTTAACCGCG